ATGAGAATGTAATCTTAGGAGGTAATATGAGATACAAGGCTTGCATAGAAGCAGGTTTAAAAGAAGTCAATATTATTCAAGTTAATGATCTAACAGAAGAGCAGCAAAAAGAGTTTTTAATAAAAGACAACTCAGGTTATGGTCAATGGGATTGGGAAGTGTTAGCAAACGAATGGGATCACCAACAATTAGTCGATTGGGCTTTAGATCTGCCAATGCCTGGCACAGATGATGCAGAGTTTTTTGGTACAGAAGAGGAAACGGAAGATGAACCTTACACTAAAAAGATAGATGCACCTGAGTATGAGCCACAAGGAGAAAAACCAACATACGAAGATCTATTTAACGAAGAGAAAACAAAAGAATTAATAGAAAAAATAGGATCAGCAAATATATCTAAGCAAGATAAAAGATTTTTAACAAAAGCAGCACAAAGGCATATTATATTTAATTACTCTAAAATAGCAGAGTTTTATTGCCACGCAGATAAAGAAGTGCAAGAGTTAATGGAAGATAGTGCTTTAATTATTATTGACTTTAAAAAAGCAATACAACAAGGATATGTAACATTGAATGAGCAAATAACTGATCAATACTTAAAAGATTACGGAGATGATGAATAATAAAAACTTTGCTACATTCATTTTAACGTACGGAAGAGCAGAAAAGGTCTATACATATGAAACTTTAAAGAAAGGTCAGTACACAGGGGATATGTACTTTATATGCTCAGAAGATGATAAACAATTACCTAGATATAAAGAACTGTATGGAAATAAAGTAATATCTTTTAAAAAGTCAGATTATAAAGACAAATTTGATATAGGAGATAATTTTACAGATGAGAGGGTAGTTGTATATGCAAGAAATGCAGTATTTGATATAGCAGAGAATTTAGGTTATAAGTATTTTTTGGTACTTGATGATGATTACACAGAGTTTCGATATACTAGAAATGACAAACAAGAGTATCTTACAAAGTCAAGAAAGATAAAAAACTTTGACACCATATTTGATATATTATTAGAATACTACAAGAAAACAAATGCAAAGACATTATGTATTGCACAAGGTGGAGATTTTATAGGTGGAGAAAATTCAAGAGTATTTAAAAACAAACTTACAAGAAAGGCAATGAATTTCTTTATATGTTCAACTGAGAGGAGATTTAACTTTATTGGTAGAATAAATGAAGATGTAAATACATATGTAAGACAAGGCACACAAGGTGATATATTCCAAACAATATGTGATCTAAGGCTTGAACAATTAGATACTCAATCAAATAGTGGTGGATTAACTGAGTTTTATTTAGAGGGTGGTACTTATGTAAAGTCATTTTATACAGTATTATTCTCCCCCTCTTGTACTAAAATAAACTTAATGGGTAACAAGAATAAAAGATTACATCATATGATTAAATGGAATAATGCAGTTCCTAAGATTATAGATGAGAAATTTAAAAAATAGATTATACTATGAACAAAACCGAACATATAAAAAAGGATGCTATGCTTCAAGCGTTAGAAAAAACACTAGGAGTTGTTACCTCAGCTTGTAAACAAGTAGGAGTAGGACGCACAACATTTTATGAATGGTTAAATAAAGATCCAGAATTTGCTAAACAAGTGGCAGATATACAGAATGTAGCCTTAGATTATGCAGAGAGTCATTTACATAAGCAAATTGGTAAGGGTAATACCTCAGCAACAATATTTTATTTAAAGACTAAGGGTAAGAACAGAGGATATATAGAGAGACAAGAAATAACAGGTGCAGAAGGAGAAAGATTATTTCAAGTCAAGATTATAGATGAGGGAAGTTACGACGAATAAAGTATTTAAACACCTTGCAAGATCTAATAAAAAGATTGTAGTTGAACAAGGAGGTACAAGATCTGGTAAGACATACAATATACTGCTATGGATAATATTTGATTACTGTAATAGAGAGACTGATAAAACTATTACAATATGTAGAAAGACTTTTCCTGCTGTAAGAGGTACAGTAATGAGAGACTTTTTTGATATTATAAAAGGCTATGGTATTTATAATGAGATGTATCATAGCAAGAGTGCTAACGAATATTACCTTAATGGCAACAGAATAGAGTTTATATCTTTAGATGAGCCACAAAAGATTAGAGGTAGGAAAAGAGATCTGTTATTTATTAATGAAGCTAACGAACTTAATTACGAAGATTGGCAGCAGTTAATATTTAGGACTACAGAGAAAGTGGTAATTGACTACAACCCATCTGATGAGTTTCATTGGATATATGATCAAGTACTTGTAAGAGATGATGTGGAATTTTACCAAACAACATATAAAGACAATCCTTTTCTTAGTAATGTAATTAAAGAAGAGATTGAGAGGCTAAAAACTATTGATGAGAACTATTGGAAGATCTATGGCTTAGGAGAGAGAGGTCAATCGAGAAGTTTAATATATAGCTTTAACACAATAAAAGAAATACCAACAGAAGCTAAAAGAGTATCGTATGGTCTCGATTTTGGATTTACAAATGATCCTACTTGCCTTGTAGAAACATTTACAGAAGGAGATAATATGTATGTAAAAGAACATATCTATCGTACAGGAATGACAAATCAAGATATAGCAAATGAATTTAAGAGATTAGGACTTGACAGAAGAGATGAGATATTTGCTGACAGTGCAGAGCCAAAATCAATAGAGGAAATACATAGAATGGGTTGGAACATAAAACCTACATTTAAAGGATCTATTAATATTGGTATCGATATGATTAGGAGATATAAACTATATGCTACAGAGGATAGTATTAACGTAATTAAAGAACTTAGAAATTATAAATATATTGAAGACAAGAATGGTCAGCTTACCAATAAACCAATAGATGCTTATAACCACGCACTAGATAGTCTAAGATATTCAATAGTAAACAAACTTACTAAGCCTAATTATGGTAAATATGCTATCAGATAGATATGGATGGTAGATAAAAAAATAATTAAATATTTTTAATAAAATCTTTTTTGGATAAAATAATGTTGTATATATTTGTTTAAGAATTAAAACAAAGACATTATGAATTTTGAAATTTTTGGTTATAGCAAAGACTTTTATTTAAACGGTAAGTACATTGGTAATATTGTTTTACAAGAACAAGACAGAGATGTAATGGGTTACCAAGGTAGAACAACAGAGATCTTAGATCAAGATACTTTACTTAAAAAGAAAGTCTATAAAGCAGGTACAGAAGTTACAACGGAATTAGTAATGCTTTGCGGTAGAAAAAAGACAATTTAAAAATAGACAATTATGTACAACGGATGGACAAATTATCAGACTTGGAGAGTTTACTTAGAATTTTTTGAATTTATGGAGGTAGACCAAGAATGGGATGCAGGAATATTGCAAGAGATGTTAGAAGAGCATATCACAGAACAAACAGATAATGGACTAGCACAAGATTACGCACTAGCATTTATAGATGCAGTTAATTACCACGAGATATTAGATCACTTAAAAGAGGATTAAGATGGAACACAAAGAATTTGAGATATTAGATATTATATCAGTAGGATCTACACAAGACAATGGAAAGTTTTATATAGAGACAAAGACAACAGATCTTTTAAGAGGTAAACATTCTATAACATATTTTGAAATTGATTTCTCTATGTTTTATAAATGGTTTGATGAGGATACAATGTTAATGCTTAAAGAGACATACGTAGAAAGATACTTAAAACTAAAAAATTTTAAAAAAAGATATTAAAATACTTTCATAAGTAAAATATGTTTTTTAGATTTACATATATTAATTAAAACAGACACTTTAAAAAGACTTATTATGAGACAGTACGAAATTAAAATAGACGATATTATTCTAGAAATTAAATACGATTTTATTGAAGGTAGTAATGGAGATTACTTTGATCCACCGCAAGCAGATCAGGTGGAGATATTACACATATCTTTAGAGGGATCAGATATAGATCTAACAGATATAGTTTCTAACTATGTTTTAAATAGAGCAGAGACTGAGATAATGGAATATGAATTAAATAAATAAGATTATGAGAGATTGGATAAAGAAAGACCCTGAGAATATATACTATTTAATTAGCTTTTACTCAGTGATAGGAATAGGATTAATAATATTTAATGCGATTACAGGATGGTTTAATTAGTAAGTTTGGATAGTTAGTAAGAAAGAGGCACTCAGAGATGGGTGCTTTTTTTTTGTATATTTACTAAAATACCTCAAAAATTACGTTATATATATAATAGCAAGCATATGAAACTAGAAATTACAGTACCTGATACATTATCAGAGATAACATTAGAGCAATACCAAAAGTATTTAAAGATAGCTAACGAGGTTACGGATGAGAAATTCCTAGCTTCTAAGATGATCGAGATATTTTGCAATGTTACATTAGCAGATACTATGAAAATGAAGTTTGCAGATGTTAATGCGATATGTGAGATCCTGATAGGTATGTTTAATGAAAAACCGAATCTAAGGAGACATTTTAAAATTAATGGGGTAGAGTATGGATTTATTCCAAAACTCGATGACATCAGCTTAGGAGAGTATGTAGATCTAGATGCGTTCTTAGGAGATTGGGAGAATATGCACAGAGCAATGGCAGTTCTTTATAGACCTATTGATCAGAAATACGGAGAGAAATATTCCATTAAAGAGTATGAAGCAGGAGATGGAGAGACATTAAAAGATATGCCTTTAGATGCAGTAATTGGTTCTATACTTTTTTTTTACCATTTAGGGATCGACTTATCGCAAGCTATGATGAGTTATTTGGAGGAGAATCAGGAGAGCAATTTAGTGCAATATCTCAGTTCGGAGCAAAATGGGGTTGGTATCAATCAATTTACGCACTCGCTCAAGGGGATATTAGACGATTTAAGAATATCACTAAACTAAATGTACACGAGTGTTTTATGATGTTAGCATTTGAAAAGGAGAAAAACGAATTAGAGACTAGAAAGATTAAAAACAAACTATAATGAGCAATACAGGAATAAGAGGGTTTTACTTACTTACGGAAAAGATCAAAGACACTTTATTATCTGACTTAAATGTAAACACAGTTACGACAGGAGATATTACAGAGGTGGATCTTAATAAGCAGACTATATTCCCTTTGTCTCATATGATCGTAAACAATGTAACATCCTCAGAGAATACACTAGGATTCAATATCAGTATTCTAGCAATGGATATTGTAGATCAGTCAAAGGATGAGGTGACAGATATATTCTTAGGAAATAACAATGAGCAGGATGTTTTAAATACTCAATTAGCGGTTTTAAATAAGTTAGTACAGAAACTAAGAATCGGACAATTACATAGAGACTTGTATCAGGTTCTAGGAGATGTTACTTTAGAGCCTTTTATGGATAGATTTGAGAATCAGGTTGCAGGGTGGACCGCTACGTTTGATGTAATAATTCAAAACGATATTAATGTCTGCTAATCTACAAAATACAAATAGAGCGTTAAATACGTTCGCTAAGT